GTTTCAGCATCCGCTGAAAAAGCCACAACGAACATGGCGCCGACAGGCGGCCTCGACCTTCTCGCAAAAGAGCAAGCGGCACAGAGACAGGCGGGGAAGGTCGGCCTCGACATCGGCAAGAAGGAGTCGCAACCGACATACACCTTTGCCGAGCCGGAAACGGAAAAGCTGTTTCAATCCGCGAAAGGGATCAAGCCGGATACAATCGCCACGAAGATCAAGGCCGTGGCAACCGAAATCGGCCACAAGTTCACCAGAGACTTTGAGCACCTTGCCAACAAGAAGGAAAATGCTCAACTGATTTTCGACCTGAAACGGCTTGAAAAGCAGAAGGATGTCGTTGCGGATCGAACGACACGGAGCATCGGAGAAACGCTCTCCGGCCTCAACAGGGCGGAATATGACCTGTTCAATCGCAAGGTGGTTCTGGATGACCTTGTATCCGACTACAATCGCGGCCTGTATGCGAATGAAAAGGAATTGCCGTTCAAGTTCACGCCGGATTCCCTAACCGCCGAAAAGGGAAAACTGGATGCGTTGATCCAGGCCAACCCCAAAATAGCGCAGGCGTTGGAGAAGCGAACGGCGATGTGGGAGCAAGTCAAAGCCGAATACATCGAGGCCATGAAGCCTTACAAGTCCAATGTCGAGGATATGTTCAGAGAGAACTATTATCGGCATCAAGTGTTGGATTACGTCGAGAGTAACGGGATTTTCGGAACCGGGAAGAGGTTGCGTGCCCCGCAAAAGGGATACATGAAGGGTCGGGAGGGTGCAGCCAATCTCTACAATACCGACTACCTCGAAGCAGAGCACCAGATCATGGCGCAGATGCTTCACGATGCGGAAACGGCAAAGACGCTGACGAAGATCAAGGCGGGCGAAGATATAGCGGAAAAGATTAAAGCACAGGCGAAAGAAGCGGGGGTTGACGATTGGCATAAGGCCATACCCGAAGGATACACGACATGGCAACCGAAAGAGGGGAGCGTGTTCCATCCCGTCCTCACGGTAGATGAGAAAACCGCAGCCAAGATCATGGAGGGCGACATTGATGAAATTCTCGGCAGTGGGACGGATATATTCAGGGAAGCCATTGCAGTAGGCGGGAAGCGGAAGGAATGGGTCGTCAGGCAGGAAGTGGCGGATACGCTGAATAACCTTACAAGGGAACGCTCAACGGGAATGCTTTCCACACTTGACAAGAAAATTATGACGGGGTGGAAGAAATGGCAACTAATTCAGCCCCGAAGGTATTTCAAATACAATACCCGCAACCTCACGGGCGACGCGGAAGCGACCTTTTTGGGCAACGCATCCGGGTTCCGAAAAGTCCCGCAAGCTGTTAAGGAATTAGGGGATGTATATTTCGGCATGAAGCCCATGACGGAAGACATGGCAAAGTGGTTTGAACGCGGCGGGATGTCCTCCACATTGCAAGCACAGGAGATGGATTCGCTTAAACCGATGTGGATGTTCTCCCGACTTTATGAGCAAAGGGGTGGATCTGCGAATCTATTTAAGAAGTATTGGCAGATTGCGCGATACACGACCGACTTCCGCGAATCCATTTTGCGGTATGCGAACTTTCTGGATTTTAAGGAACAGCTTGTTAAAAACGGCGGCAATCCTCTGAAATACGGAGCGTCGAAGCCGGAGATGATAAATAGTTTGCGGGATATTGACGACAAAGCGTTCTGGTTGTCCAATGACTTGCTCGGCGCGTATGACCGCGTTTCCGTTGCGGGTCAGACCATTCGGGAAAGGGCAATCCCGTTCTGGTCATGGCAGGAAGTCAATTTTAAGCGATATATCCAGTTATTCAAAAATGCGGCCAACGACGGGGAGCTATCCACAACCATCGGCAAGAAACTCGGAGCAACCACCATCACCGCTGCACGTAAAATAGGATCACTGGCAATCAAGATGTCGGCCTTCGCATCCATGCTTGCCGTCTATAACAACACTATGTTTCCCGAAGAGGAAAAGCAACTCCCGGTTGACGTAAGGACAAAGCCCCATATTATTCTCGGAAGGGATGAAAAGGGCGACATCCAATACTTTAACCGAATGGGAACGCTGGATGACTTTATTTCATGGTTCGGGCTGGACTATGCGCCACGCATCGTGGGGGAATACCTGAACGGCGACAAGACAATAAAAGAGGCATTACAGGATCAGGCGAAGAAAACGATGGAAGCCCCGGTGAACAAGGTCATCGGCGGCGGGGTTCCGTTCACAAAACTGACGGGAGAACTTTTGTCGCGTAAATCGGCTTTTCCCGACATCTTTAAGCCGGGAACCATCCGTGACCGATACCTCCATATTGCACGTTCTTTCGGCCTTGAAAATGAATATATCCTAATGGCCGGGAAGCCTTCTCGCGGCTACAAGGAATCCCTGAAGAACACGTTCATTTACACGATAAACCCCGGTGAATCGGCATATCGCACGGTATTCGACCTGAAGAATGACTTTCTGAAAAAGTTGGGCAAAACGTCCGAAGGTTTTTGGCTCACCCCGGCAGGCGATGCGCTATACAATATGAAATTGTCGATGAAATATGGAGACAAACAGGCATTCTCAAAATACTTTACGGAATATGTTTCCGTGGCGGCACAGCAGGGGCGGACAAAGGAACAGATCAAGCAGGGTATGACTGATTCCCTGAAGGCCATGCACCCGTTAAGCGGCCTGAACAAGCAGGAGCAGGCGATATTTACAAACGGGTTGAATAAGGAAAATCAGGATACGCTCATTCAGGCGATCCAGTTTTACAATGAGGTTTTATCAGGGGGAAAATTGCAATGACCACAACCTATTACGACAAGTTGTTTGGGCGGATCATCTTGGCGAACTGTGAAATCTTCTATTGCGACAACGTAGATTATTACTGCGACGGCTCGGATGTCCTCTACGATGAGGTCGCCACGGAATAGATAGAACGACATAGACTGAGCACTATTTAAGGCCGGTATTTTCCCACAAGGGGTTACCGGCTTTTTTATTTGGGAGGCAGGGCAATGGCAATCACCCCGATAGTATTCACAGGCGCGACGAAGGACACGATCAAGTCGGCGTTCCAGAAATGCAACAACATGGCGACGGACTACGCGGCGGCAACATCCGGCAAGGGCGCGTCGCTGATCGGCGTTTACGATTCCGCCGACAATATGGCTGCAACGAACGTGGAGGATGCGCTTGCCGAAATCTATACGAATGTATCCAGCGCGAGGACGATGGCGCAGATATTCAGCACGAAAGCATCCACGACAACGGGTCTGACATGGGGTTATTACGGCGGCAATATCCGAACGGATAACGAAGTGACGGCAGTAGAGGACGGCACGGTTACGCTCACGGATGATGCGACGAATTACGTTGAAGTCGCGGCGGACGGCAGTGTGTATGCCTCCGCAACGTCGTTCACGTCCGAAAGAATCCCGCTGTGGATCATCGTATGCGCCGACGGGGAGCAGACAACTTATACGGACATGAGGGCATGGTTTCCGACATGGCCGGATGATTCCGTGTCCCTGCTGGTCAGCGGCCTGAAGGTGATCCGCAACACGACGAGTGTAAACTGCCTTGAGATATTCGAGTCGTCCACGGGCGTTGCGCCGACGGCAAACACGCCGATCAAGGTGCATATCCCGAACGGGACAGGATACACAATGCGGACCAGGGATCAGGCTGAGTTAAGCGGGGAAGCGGCATTCACGCTTGCGGATGCCACGGGCTATTGGGGGTATGCGAGCGCGAACGGGTCCAGTTATCCCGCCTTCGTTTATGCGATCTGGTCAGCTTCGGATGAGTGCATTGTGTGGGGGTTGAGCAATGTGGGGGATTTGACGCTTTGTCCGACGGGGGAAACGGAAACGGCAAGCGGCTATATGCTTTTAGAGGACAGCAGCACTTATACCCGAACAGGAACCGACTTTTGCGTCGCCGTGGCGAAGGTGGAGTTTGAATACGATACGGGCGATACGCCGGATTATACCTTTGCAACATCCGCATCCGGCAAAAATATCATTATCTACGGGTCGGAATTTTCTGTTCTCAAATCCCCCAAAATCATGGGCGCATCGGCTTATGGACTCTCGGACGGCGCGACGATTGCTGTGGATTGGACCAACGGCACGACCCAATATGTCACGCTTGCGGGTGAGAACAGGACGGTGACATTCTCCCATCCCATTTCCGGGCAGGTGTATCGAATCATACTCATCCAGGATGAAACGGGCAACCGGACCATCGAGACATGGCCGACGATCTACTGGTCC